AGAAGCGGGCCCTGTACGTGGTGCGGGAGGCGCAGGAGGTCTACCGGGCCGTGGCGCTGAAGGAGGGGAAGGCGACCTTCGGGGACGGGGACCAGAAGCAGGGGGCAACGAGCTTCCGGGAGAGCCTCACGAAGCTTACGGACGTGCTCCTGGCAAGGTACTTGGCCAAGGTCAAGGAGGCGGGCAAGGCCGCGCTCAAGGGCAAGGACTACATCGTCGAGGACGGCGACATCCTCAACTTCCGCTTCAGTGTGTGAGATGAGGAGACAGGATGCAGGACCCCGGACGGGAGGAAAAAAGATGAATGACCGTATCACCATCAGCACGCACCAACTGTTCGCGATGTTCCCAGATCAGGAGTCCGCGCGAACCTATCTGGAGTCGCGCCTGTGGCCGCAGGGATGCCGTTGCCCAATCTGCGGACTCTCCGACAGGATCACGGTCCGCGCTGGCGGCTATTACCGCTGCAATCAATGCAGCGAGGATTTCACGGTCCGCACCGGAACCATTTTCGAGCGCTCGCATGTGCCGCTGCACAAGTGGATCTATGCAATGTATCTCCTCGTCACGGCCCGCAAAGGAATTTCCTCGCTGCAACTGAGCAAGGAAATCGGCATCACGCAGAAGTCCGCTTGGTTCGTCTTGCACCGGCTGCGCGAGGCGTGCGGCAAAAATATTGACAAGCTGCGCGGAGTCGTTGAGGTTGACGAAACCTACATCGGCGGCATCGAGGCGAACAAGCACGAGAGCAAGAAGCTGCGGCAGGGGCGCGGCGCTGTGGGAAAGTCCGCAGTCCTCGGTATGCGTGAGCGCGGAGGTCGCACTGTCGCCATGCCGATCGAGGACGCGGACACGAAGAACATTCACACCGCGATTCATACGCACGTCGAAGCTGGCTCCATGCTCAACACCGACGAAGCCGCAGCCTACGGCGGACTCGATGGACTCTTTTTTCGACACGATACCGTCAACCACAGCGCGGGCGAGTATGTCCGCAACGGTGTCCACACCAACGGAATCGAGAGCGTCTGGGCCGTGATGAAGCGCGGACTGCATGGCGTTTACCATCACGCCTCGCGCAAGCACCTGGGGCGCTACGTGAACGAGTTCGCGTTTCGGCTCAACGAGGGCAACGTTAAAACGCGCACGCTGGCCCGGCTCGATGCACTGATCGTCGCCACGGCCCGGAAGCGCATAACCTACAAGGAACTGATCGCATGACCTACGACGAACTGTTGAAGATCGCAGTTGAATTGTCGGGCGCGTACTGGCGACTGGAGAAATACGGATTCGTTTGCAGCCACAACGCGGACGATCCAGAGAACGAGGCCCAAGCCGAGCATTGGCGGAGAATTGCGAACCAAGCGACAGACCGCATCCGTCAGATTGTGGCAGTGAATCCGTTACAAGGAATCGACTCATGAAGCCGCCCAAGGAACTGGACCGGATCGTGGACAAGGTGCTGGCGTGCTTACCCGGCAAGCAATTTAGTACAGGATGTGACAAATTTTGTCTGTAATGCGCCCAAACACGTTTTACAACACATGTTGTTGCAAGTTGCATCGAACGCGCTATATACTGTTTGCGCTTCCAAGGCTGTGTGTCGGCGTCTTCGGACCTGACCCACAAATGCAAATGGTGCGCCCCAATGAGTCAATATAACGGGGCGGATGTATGAGGGGGCCTACAATCATATGCGGCCCCCGTTTTATTTCTACCTCCGCTTTTCTATCCGATTCCGTGGAGCGCCCCTTAGGTCCTGCCCTTTTCGCTAAGTACATACTCTCGCAAGCAACCTACTCCGAGCTTGGCGCTGGTTCTCTCGGTATGACGAGCTTAAATTGCTCGAAATTCGTCGGGCTGCACGCCGGTCAGCGCGCGCGTAGATCGGTCTTGAAAACCTTAGAGGGGCGGTTCCTCAACAGTTCTCGCCCTCGTCAGTTCGATCCTGACCACCGTCTCTTGCTGTTGCTCTGGGCCGGTAGCTCAGAGGATAAGAGCGACTCCCTGCTAAGGAGTAAGTCGCCAGTTCAAGTCTGGCCCGGCCCGCCACTTCGGGGCGGATCTGCTGATAACAGGTCCGCCCTTCTTTTTTCAACTGGGACCGGGGATTAGACCTCTACCCCTAGTGCCAGGTCAATCTGTACATCTCTACATCTGGTGGCAGTTTACTGCGTGTTCTATTTGTGTGTCAATAAGAACACAAATCGAACTAAGTGATTGCTATGCAAGAGGAAAAGGAAGACGACAAACTAGAATACTTCGGCTGCCGCTACGAGCCAGAGCAAATGCGATTCGTCGAAGTAGCGGTCAATCCCCGAGAAAGAATGTGTTGTAAGCCCGAGCGTCAGTAATTCTTACATCCACATCAACAACAAGACGGACTTCGCTTTCTGAATGCCCTGGACGCGCTAGTAAGCGTGAGGTTTCTATGGAAAGTCCGGTTACCAATGCATCATCTTCCAATAGGCAGTAAAGATGCTTCTCATCCCAATCCATAACTTGTTCGATGGCCGGAACTGACAATGCATCTAGCAGCGTCTTAACGCGATTATCCAGATCGCCGCCACCACCATCCCCCCGGTTATATACGCTTCCTACTGGCTCTCTACGCATAAATAGAATCTTTAGAGAACATGCCAAGGCATGATTGCGGCGAACTAGTGGGCGAAAATTTACGGCCTTTGCAGTCTTCGGATTTTTTACTTCTATGGAGGCACATAAATCAAATTCGTCAGGCCGAAGTCCCTGCTCCTTGTAGATAACAGGGTTGAAATGATGTTCCTCTTGCAGATAGACCTGTGCTTTCTTGGGCATAACTCGCATAGACATGGCTCTTAGTAGAGCAGGATGAGAATGCCAAAGCTCATCCAACTGAGGGCTAATTTGCTTTCGGATTTCCCATTTCTTCTCTGGCTTTCTAGAACTATTGCCAGACGCAGGAAGCTCTCCGTCATAGGTCAGCGTGAATTTCATTAGCGGCACCCCGAACGCTGGCGATCCACAGCGCACCGAGTGGTTCATCCTAACCTCCCATCAATAACCATGCGGATTAGTCGGGTACGCAAAGCAGCATATTCCGAATCATTCAGGTGTGGCCGTCGTTCATAGAGGCGCAATTTATCTGGATCTTTTGACGGCATATTATCGTTCCCGTAATTTTTTAATTAAGGTAACTAATGCGCCATAGTTTCGCCGATCTTCTGAACATCTTTGGGCGTTAATGGCATGGATCTCAAGGACTTCTTCTGGTCTAACGGGATCGGGTTCTGTGGACCGATTAGAAGCGATTCCGGTATTACTAAATACGGGTTCTCCGTCCGGGCCTGTCCAGGCAGCGTCCCAGAGCAGGACGAAAGCAGGGGTAAGGCGAAGGCCAGAATCAGGTTCGCGGCTTGCCACCGCGCCCGTGGCTGGCTTGGCGATAGGGGGGGTAATGCCCCGGCACGTAGCCAGGGTTGCGTTCGCCTGAGAGCGTCTGAGGGCCTGGTAGCGGGTTTCATAGGTTTTGGCCTTTCCTTGGGCTTGTTGCAGTGCAATAACCGCCTTTCGACCTTCCATGGCGCGCTCGGCGGTGAGCCTGTCGGCGGCTTCCTGGGCCAACCGGTTCGCCTCGGCCCACTCTACCCGGATCGCGTCCTTGCCGGACTCGCGTATCTTCCAGGCAATACCTGAGAGCGTGCCGAGGATCGCCAGCGCAAGGACCGCGTAGACGATCAGGCCAAAGCCGCGCTCCCTCACGAACTGAGCCACCATCCGAGCAGCAGCATCGCGATTGTCCACGCCGCGAAGATCGCCAGCGTCCACGGCGAGCGCACGGCCGCCGAGAGTGTCAGGTCAAGCCAGTTCTCGGCGCGGGTCGCCGCATCCCTCATCCTCTGCCTCGTTCGCTGGTCCATGTCACGCGACTCCTAGAAAGTGGTCTGCTTCGTCCGCCCGCCTCCTGGTCAAGCCGGCGAGCACCTTGCCAGCGGCCTTATTCCACCGCCCGAATTGCGCCACCGCCGCACGCTTGTTCCCGGCGTTGATGAGCTTCAGTATCGTCGAAGCCGAGAAGTTGCCGCAGCCGACATTGAAGACGAATGATACCAGCGCGTCGAATTCGTACTGCTCCAGCGCAACCTCGACGTGCCGTTCGACGCACAACTCCGCTGACACAACGTCTTCGCGGAGCAGCCTTGAGGCTTCGGCCTCATCGATTTCGTCGCCTTCTTTCACGTCTCCAGTGTGTCCATAACCAATCGTCCAGGGTTCGCCGCCAGTGCCGGGATCGGGATAGGCTTCGAGCCGCAGACCCTCGTGCGACTTGATGAGTTCGAGTCCGTCGTCAGAAAGGCGCATTCGCTATCCGATCAGGGTTATCCGGGCGCTGGCGAGTCGAGGCGCTAGAGAGCCGTTGCTCC